TCAGTTGGCCTTGGCGAGCAGGAGCAGAACAAGAGAGCGAGGAGGAGGAGGGGCATATCACGCAATTCTTAGGATATTATCAGGAGAAACATAGTAGACTGTTCCTGCCGTCAAATTTGTTGAGGGAAAAAGATTTAATCCTGCGGTTAACTCGTTTATGGTAGAACTTGCAGTTGCCCACGTAAAGTAAGCTGAATCGTAAGAGAATTGAAGTGTAAAATTTGAATCAGCGAGCGTCATTGAGTACGGCCCAAGTAAACCTACACTTGATAATATGTAATAGCTTCCGTTTGCTACTGTAAACGCCGTATTAGATTTTTGAGTTATGAATGTAGTTCCAGTTGTTGGGGAACCAGTATCCAGCGGTATGACGTGAATTGGATTGTCCGAAATTGACCTGAAAGTTGTGAAACCTAGGCTTGTATTACTTGCGACGGACGTTACGAGTCCAAGGTTATGCCTTATCCCCGACGATGTTATAGTCTGCAATCTATTCGACGTTGAAACTTGCGTAAGAAATCTTGACCCAGTTCCCGTTAAATTGGTAGTATAGGGCGCAGTAAAAGATGTTCCACTAATAGAAGGCCGTATCAACGCTGCCATCTGTACGGCAACTGGTTCCGCAGGGACTTTTTGATAAAGAGGCATCGCCTACTCCCTAACTAATTGCAGTTATCCTTGCCGTACCTGAGCTACTAAAGATTCCGCTATGCTGAAGGGATTGTTGACCCGCTGGGGCTTCCCAATAATCTCCCGCCAGTAACCGCACCTGATACGATGTGGTGCTACAACTTGCACCAACATTTATAAAGAGTGTTCCAGTCCCCTCATTGTACACGGTTAGGGATTTCCTATTGACAGACGCTGGAGCGAGTTCAGCGGATGTGATGCTTGAAAAGTTTGTGTTAGATACAGATGAGCCTTGTAGCGGATATGTATTTACGGTTCCGCTGACTGTACATGGGAGTGAACTTGTACAACTGTTTATATCGACAACCCCTGCGATTGGCACTCTATTAAGTATCCTGTTATCTCCACCAATTGTAGCATTAAGACCTAAGTTTCTGTATGAATTGAATACTCCAGACCAGCCACCTCCACCACCACCCGTTACATCTAATCTTACATATCTATACTTGGTACTTCCAGACCACAAACTAAAGACATAGTTGCCTGCCGAGCCACTGGTAAGAGGTGAATTTATAAATCGATAGGCCGTTGGGTCGCCCTGAGAAGATGGATATTTGTCATTAAATACCGTTACTGAGCCATTGCTAGTACCAGCACCAGTTGAAAAAGGAGAGTTGGAAACAGAAAGAGCAATGTTGTGAGTAAAACCTCCGCCTCCACCATTTACCCTAAACTCGACATAGTCAGCATCAGTTCCCGCATCAAACAATCCGTAATTACCAGCACCGCCATAACTAAATATAGTTCCTGCGTTAACTAAAGAGTTGTTAAATGCTCCGATTGCTCCACTTATCGACACCCCGTTAGACATGTCAGTCTTAATAATTGCAGTATCCGCAGAAAGCGTAGTTAGCAAACCATTAGCCGTGTCGAGCTTACTCTCGACCTGATCGGTATTGAGATTAAGCGTATCGGCATCTACCGATATATTTTTGATTGCATCGAAAAACTCTTGATTGCTGGGCATTGTATTATCCTTTGCTGAAGAACTTGGTCTTGATCAACTCCCAAGATATGGAGACAGCCGTGCCGACGATGGCAGCTGCTAAGTAGAAATGTCCTTTAAGTTTCTCAAGTGCCGTCACCCGATTAACCAGATCCCCGTAGTTAGAAAGGCTCCGCTCAAGCATAGAACACAGGCCGACCTGACGCTCTTCCATTCTTGCGAGGCGTTCCCTGATATCCGACATGTCAACGTCTACGATATTCACTGCGGTAACATCTGCTGGAACTGAGCATTCTTGGTCTCAGTCTGCATAGCCTTCATAATCTGTGCGCCGATCTGCTTGGCGAGGTTCGGGTTAGTCTGTGAAAGGAACTGGATGTGTTGCTGTAAATGCTGGGTGTAGGCAGCACCGCTATCCTGAGCGAGCTGCTGTCCACGCTGACCAGCCAACTGCAGTCGATCCATGTGGATCTGAACATGCACCTCGTGATCGTCGGCAGGCTCAACAGCCACAGCACCGAAGCCTTGGTCGAGCAACAGATTCTCGCTTCCAGCTTCTTCGGCCTGCATCTGCTTCTTGAGCTGCGGATCGATCAACATGCGGTTGACAAGGTGGGGATCGTCCACCTCCAGCAGATCCTTGCGGAGTTCTGGCTGGTTAATGTACGGATCGTTACGGAGGGTCTGGAACCGCACCAAAGCCTTCTGGTACTGCATGACTCGGTTCACACCGTCAGCACTGCCCGAAGGTTTGATCTGGTAATCAAAGATGATTGCCTCGGCAGGGACAGCCGAGAACTGGTTCTGGTATTCAAAGAGAAGCTGGTCGTGTGCGTACTCAACTAGGATTGCATATGCCTGCTTGTAGATTTCGCTCAACGCCAGCCTGAAAAGTTTAATGCGGAGATCTGTGTTCACCCCCATCAGCTGTCCGATATTCTGCACCTCGGTAGCCGTGCGGGGCTTGGAGCTTCCGAGTCTTCCCTGCGTCAGGCCGAAGTCGGGCATCGACACCAAGTACTCGGAGACCTGACGCATCTGCACCATCTCCTGATCAAAGCTGATTGGGGGCTGGGGCATTAGTACTGGCTTAACTCCCGTGGGCAAGAGAACCCCTGTGCCGAATTTGATATTGTTCACATTGGGTATGTCTTGATCAGAGGAAAACATCGGTGAGTTGTAGAGGCTCATCGCATCAGCCTTGGCGTTCATGGTCTTGGTCAACGCAGCTTCAAAAGCTGCAACCGTTTCACAAACTCCACGGCTGGAATAAAAACCTTTGTCTGGAGTAAACTCCAGCATGCACGGCACAAACGGCATCTGCCCGTGGGCATAGGGAAGCTCAAACTTAGGGCGAATAGGTTCGTCAGGAGCCTGCGGGCTGAAGGTCTCCACGATGATCTTCCCCTTGTCATCCCGATAGTAGCACTCCCAGATAATGATGTTATCCCGCATGCTGCCCTCGGTCAGACCCTGCTTGCCTAGCTTGTGCTGATCATACGAGCGAACCCCAGCACCAGCCGAGTTCCCCTCGCCTTTGATCCGCTTAATAAAATCATCGTCCTGCTTGTACGCCTCATTGCGACGATACTGGCCTTCAGAAATTTCCATGATGTGGCAGATCCGATCACAGCTCTCCATGTCCTTGGTGTAGTACGGGAACACAAGATACATCGGGTTAACTGCATCAAACTTGACCGACCTGTTGGCTTCATCCCAAGATGTCTTCATAAACGAGATCCCGCAACGAAGCATGGCCGACACATAGACCATCATCTCGGTTTCAAAATTGGAACGCTCACGCAGCATGTAGTTAAACCAGCTCTCCGCTGCGTAGCGCAGAGACTGCATCTGAGGTTTGCGTGGGGTAAAGCTGGCCAGATTCTCAGCTGAGTAAATCTGGTTTATGTAAAACGGTACGAACTTATTGATGATCGAGTTCGCTAAAGGATAGTGAAGGTCGGCTGCATTCGGCCAAGGTTTACGCTTACGACGAAGTCCACCATTGCACATGGTGTACCAAACCTTCTGCCGATCCTCCCAAGTGGTTCGCTTTTTAAGGTCATCGCAAAAAGCATCGTACAGCTCTTGCGTGGTCATTTAGTCCCCAGCGTCGAAGCCACTTCTGGCATCTTCAAAGTTAGTTTGGATGGTATTGCCGAATACATCTGTCTGCAAATGACTACCACCAGCATCATTTGAGGTCAAGCTCGGTCTGGTCTTGACATAAGCCCAGATGGCTCCAGCAGCTGCATCCGCACGATCTGGACTGCTTCCACCTGTCCTTTGCTTATATTCAGCCTTGGACTCCAGCTTGATACTGCCATTGGATGTGCAGAAGAACCTGCGGGTACACAGCTGTCCGTCCATGATGTCGTCCTTGGGCAGGATCACTCCCCTGTCCTCAATCAGCTTGCCTGCCGTAAACAACATCTCGGAAGCCTTGTTGGCGTACCCAGCCAAACCAGCCGTACCAAAGTTCACACGGTTGACGCTGTACCCCTGCTCGTCCATGCGCCTAATCATGGGCGACCCGATACCCCCGTTGTCAGCCCAGACCAGCTTGGGGTTAACCTGAAACGCCCGCAGCTCCCTTATCACCCGTCCGACGGTACGCATCTCGTCCCGATCCTTAATGATGATTAGAGGCAACAGCTTGTTCCCGTCCATGATGGCCACGGCAGTCTCGTCAACCCCTGCCCCACCCCAGTCGATAAAAGCCACCCTATCCATAGGAAAGTGGGTTGGGGGTGTAGCCCTGCAGTCATGGATCTTGGTTTCCGAGATCACGGTCTCGTTATCAGCCTCATCCACAAACTCGTTATGGATCATGCTCCTGACCAGCGGGTGGTCATCCCCATACAGCTCCTTAAGTCTTCTAATCGACTCGTCCGTAATATGTGGGCACTGGCCGATAGGAATAGTGAAGGTCTTCCAGAACTTAGCATGTTCCCTAAAGCACTTGGCAAAGAAGCTGTTTGCTGAACCTGTGCTGCTAATAGCTAACCAACGGTTGGGTTGGGTGCGTTCACCTGCATGCCAGATCTCTGCAGGTATGGACTTGGCCTCGTCATAGATCAGCATCAGGTTGCCCTTGCCACCCGTGGTGCTGCCCTCTGGATGCCACCCCTCCATCCGCTGGGGTTCGTCGGTGGTAAAGGCCACCGCCCTCCCGTTAATCGGGCTGATCAGCTCGTTGGAGTTAACCGTCCAGCCCTTCAGCTTGGAGGCGTACTTGTGTACAGTGGCAAACAAGCCTGACTTAATCTGTCTGCCTACGTTAGAAGTCACGATCACATAGCTGTTAGGGAATACAGCACAGTGCCATATGATGGCTGGTACCACTAAGAAGCTGGACTTGCCCGATCCGTTGGGTGCCCTGACAGCCACTCTGCCACCAGCATCAAGAGCATCCATGCACTGGATCTGCCAAGGGTAAAGGCTGTCCATCCCAAGGTAGTGGCTGGAGAACCCAGCCAGTGTGGACAGGAACTTCAGCTTCTGCAGTTCATTCATTTGGGACATTGGACTTCTCCTTGGCTAACCGCTTCGCCTCCAGCTTGGCCTTCTTTCGTCGCTTGCGGGCTTGTATGCGCCGTTTGACTCGGTGGATGAGTGCGTAGTCTGGATCGTTGCGAACCCTGCGTTTAAGCCATTCTCGGCACTTGGCGTAGAACTGTAATTTGTAGGCTTCATCGGAGTGAAGGCGGGCTTTGTGTTCGGTGTAATTCCAAGGCATGGGGTTAAGCAGGCTCCTCGGGGTGCCACTTTCCAACTGGGCATTTCCCAGTAGACAGGGCTGCCTTGACCTTCAGGAAGCATCCGCAAAGCATGCAGCGTCCATCCTTATGATCTTTGCACTCTTCACAGATCTTTAGCCTTCGAGCGGTCTCGGCCTCGGGCTGCATCTTGAATCCATCCCCTGCCCACTCGACCATTCCTTGGGCAAAATTCTTCGCCATTTCGAGGGGTGGGGGTGTGTTATTCATGTACCCCCCTGTAGCCGATAATGCAGGTGGGTGGTGGGTTGCTCGTCTCTATATATTTAGTGTGACGCATGGGGGGTGGGGTGGTGGTACGGGGTATCTGGAGAATCCTGAGGAGCTGATGTAAGTTGTTGATTTTCAAAAAAAGAAGAAGAAAGATTTGATGCTCTAATCTTTTATGATGAACATTGTTGTTCAGTGGTAGGTACTTCCATAAGCTGTGGTGGTGGTTCTGTTAACGGAATAACATCTATGCTCTGCAATCGTGCCTCACTCAATCTCTGACAGATGGCAGATGATACATCCAACGAGAGAGTGTTAGTCGTTCCACCTGAGACTCTTAGCTCTGTCTTCTGGCTGAACTCCTCTGGTCTTACTCTCTCGAGTAGCCATTGGGCTGACTGAGGCGATGATTGAGCGTGATTCCTGAGCTTTGTGAGGTTGTCGGCGATGAAGTTCTCTCGCTCTGCATCTAGTCTCTCGGCAAATTCCCTGCTCTGCTCCTTCATCTCGATCAGCTTCCCGATCCCAATGCCCACAGCACCTGCCATAGTTTTCAGACTCATCCCGAGACGAGCGAGTCGATACAGCTCTTTGATTTTCGTCTGACTGAAGTTTTCAAATGTTGTCCTCGGCTTTCCTCGTCCTCTTTTTTGCACGACTGGAACAGGAACAGGAACAGGATCGGGAATCTTTTCTGGCATCGTGACAACTGGTGAGCCGTTCACCATCTCGACGCTCAGGTCTTTTGCTGGCTCAACTTTCTTCGCCCGCTTCCTCCTCATTAATTCTTTCGGCACGGATCAGTTTTTAATTGCAATCTTTAATCTGTCGACCACTTTCAGCTGTTAAGCAGTTGTCCTCCCAGCGGATGAAAGATCGAACAGAGCCGTGTGGGTTGCGAATATCTCGAGAGCTGGCACTCGTGAACTCCTCCAGCTCATAATAAATACGGCGAAAATACTCGATCCTTCGAGCGTGAGGGCTGGTCAAACCCGAGCATGAAAAGAATTTTCCTGTGAGCGAATTTCCCAATCGGTGACAACTCACAAGCCTCTCCCCTTGCGGGGAGGCTTACTGCTCACGAGATAAACCCATCGATGAGTAAGCTCTCTCCCTATGACAACTCCCTCCCCTCTGGAATCCATCCGTCTATCACTCGCAAGAGATACCCAATCGAAACCAAGCGAACCTTTCTGCTTATAAAAATAAATGGTTCGCAAGATTCGTGCATGAGACCTGCCCTCGAGTGAAAGCTACCCGCTGTCCCCATACTACCCCGACCCTCAAATCGATTCCTCGGGCATCCTCGTGCGATATTTTGGGCTGTGTGATGACGATCCCTGCCTTCCCCTGTCTTGTGTCATAAAGCAGATAAACAATCTACAAAGCAGTTGACAGGATAATCATAATGGTGCAAAGTGGTGACAGTTCTCACCACAACTTCTACAGGCGATACTAAGTCGTTCGACGCTTCAGAGTGCGTTCCTCGAGGGAAATTCTCCCCACATATCGGAGACTCCCCGCAATCCCGAGACGATAACATGGTACCGACGATCTTTTATGATCGGGTGACCAGAAAAGTTTCGAGGTCTAAAATTTGCAACGAGTACAGCTGGCAGTGACCCGCAGGGATGCGGGAAACTTTCGGAGGGCACTTTGATTCTTGGATAAACAGAACGGCCTCGGGCTAATCACTCGAGCGATGCACGACTAGCGGGAGCAGTTGCATCGGCTGATTAAAATTTAAGAACTGATATCATACCCTGCCCCTCGGCAATGTTAGTCGGGGGGCAGGCATGATCTCAGCCCAGTAAGCGGAGGTCATACAAAAAACAGGAGGACAGACAACATGACAATAATTCAAAAGATACTTAAAGACCACAGGGTCGAGGAAATCAGCGACGAGCGGTCAGTTGGTGATGGGTTCTGGGTCTACTTGAAAGTCGGATACTACGGCTACGAGGAAGGCTCGCACATCATCCACGAGGACACACCCACCCAGTGCTTCTCTCTTTTGAGAGATTCTCGTCGGTGCGGTTGCGATCAATGTTTGGAATCGGAGGAACAAAAAAAGAAGGAGGAGCAGACAAAATGAAATCGGAAACTATTAGCGATGTGAGAGTAAAGTTGAGTAAATCCGAGGCCGAGGTCGCTCGGCTGAGGGAAGCGTTGAGGGTTGTGGCAGATACGGCACTGGATGCCTTCAACCGAGTCGCAGTGCTTGGTCAGGAATTGAACGCACTAAAAAACAAATAACAAAAGGAGGAACACATGGACGAAGAGCGATTCCAAGTCGACGAGACTTTGGTGATGCACTCGCCCTTCACCAACGAGGACACCCTTGTAAATTTCAGGGGCTTCCTTGGCGGTGACAAGGCAGTGGTCATCCCACTCCCGAAAGGACTGCAAATGTCAGTCCCAGCGGAGTGGTTGCGAAAGCAGTGATCACCCTCAGCCCTCGGGAGGAATGCCCCGAGGGTTGTAGTGATCCCTGAGATCAGGGGGCACACACAAAAACAAAACCGCCCGACAGGGCAGAAGGAGCAGACATGAACAACATAACAACAACGCAACTCAACAGCTACGCACGGCTGGTCGATCTCTCGATCAGGCGTTTCATCGGTGGCAGACAGGATCGTAAAGCCACCAGCGAGGTCGAGGCCAATCACTCGATCTCCGCTGGGCAGGGCGGGCGATTCGTCAAGGCACTGATCCGACCCGACTATTTGAAGTCGGTCAATCAGGTTGCCTCTCGGATCAGGGAGAACTTCTACAAGTTCACCCTCCCGTGGCGGGGAGAGAGTCGGGTTCTCCCGATCTCTCAGTTTCAAGCCTTCACCGAGGCACACAACAGACTGGTCGACGAGTTCAACCGACTCGCCGACGATCTCTGTGCCCGCTACGACGAGATCAGGAACGAGGCCGAGGTCAGGTTGAACGGATTGTTCAACGCATCGGAGTACCCCTCCAGCTCGAGCGAGTTTCGCTCCCGCTTCGAGGTGACATTCGACGCTGAGGCATTCCCTCGGGAGACCGACCTCAACGACCCCCGCCTGCAGGCTCGTGCCCAGCAGGCGATCTCAGCCCGACTGGCTGACGCTCACAGACAGCTGCTCGACAGGGTGGCTGATGTGGTCGCTCACTTTGGTCGCACCTTGGCGAATCCCAAGGCGATCTTTCGTGACTCAACCATCACTGCCATCAGCGAGACCATCGCCGAGGCAGAGGCGTTGAACTTCACGGGCAACGCCGAGATTGCACAGGCACTCTCGGACGCTCGGAAAACTCTGGTCGCATTCAACGACCCGCAGATTCTGCGGGACTCGAAGGCGGTCAGGAAGGATGCGGTGGTCGCATCCAAGTCGGTACTAAACACACTGCAGAGTCTACAGTCCTCACTCGGGACTGTGGCATCTGCTTAACAGCACTCAACAGAAAGGAACAGATAACATGAACGACGAAAAACTCATAAAGATATTCGAGAGACTTGGCGAGATATGCGAGATAGCACACATCGCCTCAGTCACTCCCGACGATGACTTCGCAAAAATAAAAGAACTTTGCAAAGAGATCGTTGACGAGACAACGGAGATCAGGTTCGGGCTAATTCAGCGTGGTTACAGGGGCTGAGAATCAGAACCAGTGATCATCAGCAACGCATCTCCTCGGGGGTGCGTTGCCATGATCCCTGCGGATGCAGGGTGCACAAACAAAACAAAAACAAAACGGAGGAATAGACAATGAACAACAACATCAACCAAATAAAAATCGGTAACCTTGCGAGCGATCTCGCAACGGCATTCAAAAACAAAATCTCCTGCCTGCTCATCGGGCGGGCGGGAGTCGGCAAAACTGCCATCGTGCAGGATGCTTGGAAGCGGGTCGCTTCCGAGATCGGCGGTGACCCCGAGGTCATCGTGGATACCCCTGCCTGCTCTGACCCCACAGACTACAAAGGTCTGCCTGTGGTGATCGACGGGTCGGCGGTGTTCGATCCAATCGGACTGCTCAGGAGATTGCTGAAAGCAAAGAAGCCCACCCTGTGCTTCCTCGATGACTTGGGTCAGGCCAGTGAGGCGGTGCAGAAAGGTCTGCAACACATCATCTGGGCACGGGAGGTCGAAGGCAAACGCATCCCCGATTGTGTGCAGTTCGTCGGAGCGACGAATGCCCGCACTGATCGGGCTGGCGTGGGCTGGCTCATCTCCCCGTTGATCGGGCGATTCGATGCGACCATCGAAGTTCTGCCCGACCTCAACCACTGGCTCGGATGGGCAGGCGGTGCTGGGATCTCCCCCGAGATTCTCAGCTTCCTGCAGTTCCGACCTGATCGGTTCGCTGAAGAACCCACCGCCGAGTTCGCCAAGAAAGTGGCGTGTCCTCGCTCGTGGGAGGCAGTTGACAGACTCGTGAAGGCAAAGCTCACCTCTCCCGCTTGGCTCACCGCCTCGCTCGGGACGGCGGGCGTTGACCTGCACGGCTTCCTCTCGGTCTACGAGGGGCTGGCAACTCTGCCCGACGAGATACTGGCGAATCCCGCCAAGGCATCGGTGCCGACCAAGCCCGAGGTTCGGTGGGCTTTGATCGGTGCGTTGACGGCGAGGCTGAAGGTTGATGCGAAAAACTCGAAAGCGTTTTTCAGCTACATCCCTCGACTCGGCGAGGCGTTCGAGGCTTTCGCCTCAAAGACAGCGACCAAGGTCGCACCAAAAGTTGAGATCTGCCCGCACTACGGAGAGTGGGTAGCGAATCGTGGTCACCTGTTGGTGGCCTAACAAAAAGGAGGTTCAGCGATGAACAAGAAAAAACTATCTGCAGAGTCGATACTCGAGAAGGCTCGGGTGCGGATCGTGTGCGATGCCCCGTTCTTCGGGGCAATCGCATGCGGTCTGCCCAGTGAGCTGGACGAGGCAGTCGAGACGGCATGCACGGACGGCACGAGAATCCGCTACGCACCCAGCTTCCTCGAGAAGCTGGATGTGAGGCAGGTTGTTGGGCTGATCGCTCACGAGGTGCTTCACATCGCACTGCTCCACTCGGTCAATCGTGGAAGCCGTGACCCTCAGCTCTGGAATCAGGCGTGTGACTATGTCATCAACCTGATTCTAAAAGACGGCGGGTACTACCTGCCCGAGGGCGGTCTCCTCGATGAAAAGTACCGCAACCTGTCCGAGTATCAGGTCTACGAGATACTGGCAAAAGACAGGGCTGAGAAGCAGAAGCAGAAACAGCAGAAGCAGGATGACCAGTCATCCAGCAAACAGGATGACAAGTCATCCAGCTCGGGAGCTGGTGGCGATGAGCAGTCCGACGAGCAATCGTCTGACAGCGAGCCAGACAAGTCATCCGAGTGGGGCAAGGTTGAAGACCCAACCGAGGACGGCAAGCCACTGAGCGAAGCGAAGAAGGCCGAGGTATCTGAAAAGATTCTTCAGTCAGTAGCTGGTGCAGAGGCTACAGCCCGACTCGCTGGCAACCTGCCCGCTGGGCTTGACCGACTGCTGGGTAGCTCACGCAAACCAGCGGTCAACTGGCGGGACACACTTCGCCGACTGCTGACCGAGAAGACCAACGATGACTGGAGCTGGCGTAGGCCATCTCGCCGTCACCGCACCGCAATCCTCCCGAGCCTCAGCTCTGAGGGTGCAGGCGTACTGGCGATCTCGGTGGACACCTCGGGGAGCATCAGCCCCGAGCTTTACGAGCAGGCCATCGCCGAGGTGCAGGAGTGTGCCCAGTCGATCAAGGCGAAAGTCTTCATCGGCTCGTGCGATACCGAACACTACGGCTTCGAGGAATACCTCGACGGCGATCCCCTCCCCAAGTTGCGGGGCGGTGGTGGCACAGACTTCGACGATGCCTCGGTGAAACTCGATGACCTGATCAGTCAGGGCAACGAGGTGAAGGCACATGTCTTCATCACTGACGGCCAAGTCAGCAACTGGGGAGCTGAGGTTTGCCCGACTGTCTGGGCGATCCACTCCAACACTGAAGGCATCCAGCCCCCGTATGGGGAGCTGGTCAACATCCCTCGGGAGGGATGACAAATCGGCGAGGGAGCTGGCTCACCCAATGTGGGTCAGCTCCCAAGCCACAACTAAAAGGAACAGACAACATGAACAACAAAAACAAAACACACATCAAAGAGATATTTGACCGACTCAGCAAATCTGACAGGTCAAAGATTCTTGAACTTAATAACGCATACGAAAAGTGTCAGAGGTTATACGGAGAAGATGACTCAGATTCGATTAACGATATCGAATCAATCATCCGACCCAAGGCAACAGATTATGCGAAACAGTTGATCAGTAGGAGCGGTGTGCCAGAGGACGGACATGGCTGGGAGTTTACTCCATCCATCTTCGCCAAGGGTGACGGAGAGATTGAGATTCTACTCTGTCGCACTGAGGATGGTCGGTTCGTTCCGTCCACCTCCTCACCCTGCTGGGAAGCTAAGGCTGGATCAATAAGCAGTGACTTTGGGTTTACAGATCCAGCATTGGCCTTGGCCTACGGGTTGACCGAGGCGTTTGCCTACTACCTTGCGGGAGACATCTCGCATCTTAGAGACGGCAAGCACTTCCCTAAACTAAAGCGAAACAAATCCAGCAAGAGAAAGGTGGTGGCAAAATGAGCGTAATTAAAAACAGAGCTGGCAAGGGTCAGGAGGTTTGGGTCACCAAGACCAACCTCCTGTCCCTGCTACCCAAGCAGGTGTCGGAAAGGATCATCAGGAATGCGGTGACAAATGCCCTCGGGGGAAACATCCCTCGACTGATCCCCAGCAAGGCAACTTGGGACACGCAATCAAACGATGCGTGGCACAAGGCGAGTCTGTGGATACAGGAAAAGGCCGAGGCTTATTCCCAGCTCCACGGCTTAGGAGAAATCTTTGTCCGTGGATCAGACATAAGAGTTTACCTTCAAGGCGGGCGAGGTGAGGCAACCTGCATCCAGTCCGACTGGGGGCTGGTTCTCTCCCAGTACTACAAGCTACCAATCAAGTGGAGATTCAAGAGCGACAGCTTGGCCTATGTGCCAGCCCTGTTCGCTGAGTTGAACAAGCTGGCTGGGGAGCTACCCGCAAAGTACGAGTCGGAGAACGCATTCCATGCAGTCAACAGGAGGCGTAACAGGAGGACAGTACTTGCCTTGAGGAGGTCTCTTGGATTTATAAAGGGAAGCAAATTCCGTCTCGATGATCCAAGGGAAGATGTCTTCACCAAGAACTCATCTTACTCACTCGACAAGTGTCTCCGCTCGGAGTGGCCGTCGAGTAAGCACACGAAGAAAGTCGGGAAGGTCGGAGTCGACCTGACGATCAGCGGGAATCATGCGAGCCACATCTCATGCGACCTGCGACTCAACTTCAGCATCCATGATGAGAAGCTGAGAAACGAAAACAACTGGAAGCTCCAACAGCTTTTCAAGGCTGTTCGTGATCTGACAGACAACCAAGAAAGGGAAGAAAATAATGAAGCTAACCCAGCTTCTTGAGGATGACGAAGCACTCGACACGATTGCTGCAACCATCCTCGAGACACTCAAAGACGAGGGAGTCATCCGAAGTACGGATGAACTCGACGAGAGTGTCGCAGAGGTTCACATCAAAGAAAGTGTTCGGGCTGGTCTCGAACAGGTACAGGAGGAGATGAGCTATGAGAATTAGTGTCAACCTGCCCGACGAAATACGGGCAGACATGGAGAAGATATCGAAGGAGTCTGGTGACCGATCACTCGGATCGATTGTCCGAGAGGCGTTGCTGGAGTTCATCGAGGAGAAAACGAAATGAGTCTGTCGGGTGTGTTGCTCGGCACTCACTCCGAGCTAATGCGGAAACGCATTCGGCGTGAGGGTAACAACATGAAGTCCTGCCCCAATATCAATCAGTGGTACTGGCTCAGGCACATCGTGCGTGTTGGCAAAGACTCGGTCATGGCGAAAGCCATAACACAGAAAGAAAAGAAAGAGATCATAGGATCTCTCGTCTCAATAGATAAGTGGCTCGAGCATAGGTTCAATACCAAGTTCGAGTTACCCCTGTACGGAGACAGATAAAAACAGAAAGGAGGAACAGATGATTGAGTTAACTATTGACAGAAAGATTCGGGAGGCTCGTGCAACCACGCTTGTTCTATGCGGGGTGGCTATCGGACTGACCCTGTGTCTTTCTTTTATCCTGTTAGCATCTGCTACGCAGACGGCTACAGAGACCCTACTGAAATACACTTATGTAATTCGGTAGCGGATTTGATCGGGGGTTGGTTCAATCCCTCCCTCGCATCAAATGCCCTACGCCACAGCTTTTTTCTGAGGCTTGTGAAATCCCTCTGCCTCTCGTCCTCGGGCACCGCCCACAACTTAGGCTCGCTATATGCTGGAGCATACTTCTTAACATCCTCGGCAGTGCAGTACGCCTCGATGATGTACTCGGGCATCGTGCCCCTAACCAAAACCAATTCCCCCCTGTCCCTTTCCTTCACCTTCCACTTACCATCTCGGGAGTGCTTCACATCCACATGGGTGAACGGAAGATCCCCCGTCCCGCTTCGGTAGGTGTCCACCGACCCGTCCCAGTACAGGCCAATGAACTTGGCGAACGCCAGCTCTGCACCCGCCCCGTCGATATGCTGACCCCATGCGTTCTGGCTGTCGCTAGGGTACGCATCCCTCGATGACTTCACGAGTGCCGACAAGTTCCTCGCCTTGCCAACCAAGCAGGCCAGCTGCATCTCATAAAGCTCGAGGCGAACCTTGATCACTTGAACCTTTGGATGATCTCGTCGCAGATAAAGATAAACCCGACGAGGAAGATGCTTAGTAAACCAAGCACAACAACTGCACTGATAAGAATGCTGGGGAGTTCTTGGATCACGGGTCGAACCTCCGATTCATAAACAAGGGAGTCCCGTCACCAACATAAGCCCCGCCTATATTGTACTCGAAGAAGTCGAGGGCATCGTCGTAGCTACAGCCATCCCTCTTCATTATCTTTTCCACGACCATGTCGATGTCGTAGACCAGCACGGCTTTTGATCCACACCTGTAACCAATCCCGACGATGCAGTCATCGTACCCGTCTGCCTTCATCGCCTCGGGTGCTGCCTCCTGCAGGTATTCCTTGGTGAACTTCATCGGAAGTTTCCTCCGAGGAACCAAGCAACCAGAACCCAACGCTCGCCCCACCAAGGTGCCTTTGCACAATGCTTTAGACAGCTAGGGAACCAGACCCCTGCACCACGATCCCTCACATACTTCTTGTTGTGGAGTTCACCCAACATCCTGAGACCACCGCCGACATAATCCTTCGGGTCACTCAGGTTAACGACTGCGGTTAGTTTCCTGCCAGAATCTGGGTAGGTGTCATAGTGCCAATCAAACCGCTGGAGTGGCTGGTACCGCAGGATCTGGATGGACTGAATGCCATCGATCTGGAACCCGTAGTTGTTTGCGTTGATCTCAGCCGTGGCCTCAATCATCCGCTTATACATCCAATCGTTCTTGTCGTTCCTCGGGAGCCATGCCGAGGAGCATGTCCTCGCATAACCTTTGATCGACTTCCCTCCCCTTAGAATCTTAGCCCTCTCCATCCCAGTCACCTGTGCATCCAAGATGATCGAGGTACACTGGTTCGGTGTGAACACCAGCGGGCTACACACCCCAGCTGTCATGTCCTGCTTAACAGTTGGAGTATCTAAAAATAAAGGGTCGGCAGTGTGTTTAACAGGGCTGCATACTGAGGAACAGACGGTGCCCGTGGAAGGTTCTCCCTTCCCACTATTCACTGCGACCTCCACTGAGGGTAATTCTTTTTTCGGCTTTGGCAAGATTATGACTGGCATTTTGTTATCCTCCTAATTGTGCAAGGGCTAGACAGGATCTGGCCAATGCGTTTCTTGTATGGATTCTGACCGACTCCTGATCCTTCAGATCCACACCATCCAGCAGCATGACTGCCTGTATGGCATGTCTGGCTACCCTACTCAGGTGCCAGCGTGGGTCAGATTCAACGCCTTGGTTCCATGAACCGTCACCATGTTTGCCAGATGTTAGGCTTTCGTTCATGGTGTCGATCACTGCTCGATATGCAGTCTCCGCAAGCTCCTCGGTTGTTGGAGTGTAACGGCTGATGGGTGCGGTCATGCAAGTGGTGTGTGTCACATCTTCCTCTCTGGCTGGCTTGGTCTGTCCAGTCCGTACATGGCGTTCTCAGTTCCCCTGACCTCGCACATATCCACGCAGATATGTTCTCCAGTGTTCAGCTCGATCAGGTAGACAGGGTTGTCGGTCTTTCCGTAGTCAATCAGGGCAAGCCATAGCCCCTCGCCCTTGGGTGTCTGAACCCAGCGTTCGTTAGGAAGGAAGGTAATCACGGGTAAACCTTTCCGTAGACGGGGTCAACGATCTCGACCTCGCTCGCATTTGTTCCCACCTGAGTTCCATCAGGCTTGGTGTAGTAGATGAGATCGTCTTCGGTAAAACCTTGTTGCCCCTCGGGGCGTATAAACCAAGACCCAGCAGGCACCACATGTCCTTCAACAATGAGATTACAATATCCATCCCAGCTCACGGCTCCTTGTCCTCGAGTGCTGCAACAACTCTGCTCATCCACTCGGGCTTTTCTTTCATGGCCTTGATCGATTCGTGTACATGGTAAAGGGCACCAAACATTCTTCGGTTGTGTAGCCATAAACGCTCATTGCATTCGGTTGCCTGCTGAAGGCCGATCTCCAGTGCCCGCTTCGATTGGTCTTCGTAAGTGGTCACTTCGTCCCCCTTCGTCGAGATGATTTGCTTCTGTTGATCTGACGTTCGTCGATATAAGACTGCCACTGCTTCCTCGCTTCCTCGGCCAATACCTTTGTAGGCTGATCCCATCCGAGATCGGGCAGGTCTCCACCCATAACCCATCGTGAGCCGAGGCGACATTCTCCAAGGAAGCTGGTAGTAGTCAAATGATACTGTTCGCAGTTGCCTTGAACTTTAACTTCGATCTTCATAGTGCATCTGGCTTCTCGTAACGGAAACTCTGGTGCTTCGGGTTAAACTTGAATGGGATGTCTGAGTGGTTCGATCCACGACGAGACTTCCTCACCTTAACAAATAGCTTGAAGTCGTTAATCTTGGGGTTCCTGCGGTCAAGTATGAGAACTTCATCGGCGTTCTCGGCCAGTCCGTTGGAGTCCTTTAGATGGTGAAGCTCTGCCTGTGAGTCGTAGACAGACTGCCTGTTCAGCTGGACGCAACCGAGGATCGGAATGTCCAGCTCCTTGGCAAGTGCCTTGGTATGCACTGCCACAAGCTCAAGCTCCCTCGCCCTACTGTCCTGCTTCTTGGTATCGACGCTGACCTTGCCGAGTAGATCGATGACGAGGAGCTTGCACCCCTTCCGCTTCAGCCTTCTGGCCTCAGCCCTGATCTCGTTGACCGACCATGTCGGGCGATCCATCACCACCAGCGGGAGTTCCCGCATCTCGTTCGCAACGGAGTCCAGCGTGGCCAGCTGATCTGGCGTGATGCTTCCAAGTGTTCTCAGCTCATCCGTGCTGAACCTCTCGGACAGTGCGATCATACGCTCGGCAATGTCACCAGCGGTAAGCTCCATCGAAATATACCCGACCTTGTTGCCGTTCTTCAGTGCGTTGTAACAAAGCTGAATAGCGAAGGCCGACTTACCCATGTTGGTAAACCCAGCAAGTAGGATCAGGTGCCCGTTGGTCAGCCCTCCGATACAATGATCCAGCTCAGAGTATCCAGTGGGCAGGCCAGAGTAGGTAGCCCCAGTCCTGATAAGGTCTCTTGCCTTCTGGGTTACCGAGTGGGCTGCATCCCCGATGTCAACTCCCTTGGATCTCCCGAGGCTGGTTGTGTTGGTATACTCCTCCATCGATGCCGACACTTCGGCTGATGGTGCCCCATCTTTAATCAGTCGCAGAGAGTTCTCAGCTGCAACATACATCGAACGCAGTCTGGCCATCTCCACCAGCCTGTCCTCGAAGGAAGCTAGGTGCTTGGCAGTTGGTACAAGATCCTTGGTCGCAAGCTGTCCAACGAAGTGGGTCATCATCTGACGCTCACCATTCTTCAGCTCGCCAACCAACAGCACTGGATCGGCAGGTGCGCCCTTGGCACCGAGCCTGACCATCAAAGAGTGGAGTTGCTTGGAGACTGGATTGCCGAACAGGTCGGAAGACCAGCCACAGATTTCCTTATGAACATCTGGATCGGACATTGCGGTTGCAAGGACACGACCCTCGATCTCCGAGTCAAACATGGCGAAGTCCTTCATCGGTATACCAGTGCGTACTTGTGGGAATTAGCGAACGCTTCCGCATCCTTACGGCTGTGAAAGAACACATCGATCACGGGGAATTTTCCACCGCTTGCTTTCCTGCTGATCACAGCAGACCCAGTATCGTGAACCTGACGGGCACCAATGCCGTCGATATAGATCCAGTTCCCGTAGCCGAATACCCGAGGGTCAGCTGCAACTGAGATGCCCTCCTTGAGCGTGTAGCCAGAGGCACTCTTCAGTCTCCGAGTGTATGAATCCTCACCACGATGATAGGTTGTTAACCTGACCTTGATCGGGTCTGCGTTGCTCATGCAGACACTTAAGAACAATGCAGTTAATGCTTTATCCATATTCCTTTAACCTCCGTTTTAGTTTCATCTGCTTGGCAGTTGCCCTTGATCTTAAGGAAATCCTCAGCTCTCATGGCAACCAGCCAGTCTGTTCCGTTTTTCTTAAAGGCTACCGCTGGAACCTTTCCAGCTCCGCAGTCCCTGACCGACTGCTCGATGGCCTTCCACACATTCAGGTTCTCAACCCACTTAACCTCCCAGTGCATGCCGTCATCCGACACAACATCGGGAGAGTCTGGGGAACCCGAGTACTGCCTACCTCTCCGAGCCGAGATACCAACGGCACGAAGGAAATCCCTCCATGCTCTTTCTCCACGCTTACCCTTGGCGCAAGAATTGATTGGCATCTCGGCTTACCGATTAGTACTTCCTAGAGGCAGCTGCGTTATCCACTAGGTTGGGATAGGGTCTGCCAGCAGCTTTGGCCTTGGCCTTTGCATAGGCTTTTGCTTTAGGCGAGAGCTTGTTTCCAAGCCTCTTGCCAGCAGCTTCCTTTTCCCAGAATGGTTTATCTTTCACTAAAAGATATCACCACCCGAGACGGTGCCACCCACATCGGTGAGTGTGATCGACAACATCTTGTTGCCGTTCTTATCGTCCCGCACCCAGCAAGCAGCTTTGTACTTGCCAGCAGGGATCTCAATCGCCTCGTCCACCCACTTCTCTCCATCCTTCTTGCGAGGGCTGGCGAACTTAGGTGCCTTCGGGTTTTCTTCTGCCCGTTTGTTTCCAAACAGGTTTAGCTTGATGCCTTTGACTTGCGTTTCCGTGGCCATGTTTTCTGTCCTTTCGTGCGATCTTCGATTTGTTTGTATGCAGAATGGAAGCGCAAGATCGCTTTCCACGCCTCCATCTGCGGGGTTAAGTCCTCAAAGTTTCTTTCCTCAATGTCGTTCTCGTACCCGATACGAAGTAACTTTACTGCCTCAATGTCCTCGTCGAACGGGTGGCAGTCCTCGTAGAGCATCTTGTAACCAGCCATCTGCAGTTCGTACTGGGGCTTGAGGGATGAGCTGGTCTTGAAGTCAACCAGCACCAGCCTCCCCTGCTTATCCCGAGCGATAAGGTCTACAGTTCCACCGAAGCCGTGCTTATCACTGGCAAGCTGAAGCTCGCAGTGGATGCGATCCAGACCGCTCTTCCACCACCACTTCTTGAATCCCTCGATCATCTCCTCGGCACACTCGACCTCGTCCTTGGCACACAGACTGAAGTCACACTTAAATCCATCAAGGAAGCCGTGGGCACCGAAGTGGAATATCGATCCGATCCTCCGCTTCTTACCACCATCCTTCTCGAGACACTTGCCTCTCTTGCCTAGCCCAAATGCCCAAGGCACTAGCTGGGGAATGGCTATATGCTTTCCGATTATTGAAGTAACGGACGGCAGGATATCCCCGTATTTGTTCCTGTACTTCTGGTGTGGCTCGTCGAGAAATAGCTGAACTGTCCTCATAATCCTTTAGCTACAATGACTAAGAAAATAATCATCACAGCTGCCTCCATTGCTAGTACTTGGGTTTCGTAATCCATATCCTTAAGGGGATAGGTTATTTACACTTACGTCTGCTTGGCAGACGCTTCTTACCCGAAGAGGTTTTCTGCGGTTGTTGAGTATGAATGTTTTTAATTGCCCGATCCCAGCTCTTCTTAGAGACAGGAACGTCCCTTGGTTCACCGAACGTGGCAGTCTTCCATTCTCCAAACTTGGCCGTCATTTTACTTCGCCCTTGATTCTTTCAACCACGAGCTTGCCGTGCTTGACGATGGCCGACAGTAGTGCGGTATCAGCCACACCAATGAAAGGCTCATCGATCTTGTCGGTCTTCGCTGGCACCGCTGGGAAACTGATGCCAAGTTTTTTACAAGATGAAGAATTAAGGGATCTCGCAAACTTGTAGAGATCGCCATCGGTCAGCTGGTGCTGGTCGCACATCTTGATGAATGCCTCGGTCAATTCGCCAAGGCTTTCAGTGGACTTGTTCTTAACCAGCTCCCGCTCCAGAGAGAAGATGTTATCTGACTTCTGAGGGGTCACGGCCTTCGCTTTGTCGAGTTCCTCGGAGGAGCAAAGCCCATCCTCGATCCCGATATTCAGGAAGCCCAAAGCACGACCCACTGCAGAGGTCTCTGCCACTTCTAGGGCAGCTGCCCCAGCAATCATGCCAGTCCACTTGGATTGGCTGTGCCCGATAAAGTAACGCTCGGGATGCTCGACGTTCGGAGTCACCTTCGCCCGCATAAATACATGGCTGGCTGGATCTCCAATAATCTCAGTCTCGATCCGACCATTCGGATACATCGCATGAAAACCGCTCACTCGTGTATGCACCATCACATACGCCTTCCCTTTCATGTCGATTGCCTTTAATCCACCTACTTCTTTCATATATTCCCGTCCTTTCTATTTTGTTTTTTAGTAATAATACATTTGCCGTGAGACAAATGCTGTCCTATGACTTGCCCAAAAGGGCACTATCAACCCAACGCTTGCAGGTTAATCGTTTGTCGTTCGGACATCTTTTCAGAGAAACTTTCGCAGCCCAGTTACGGACAGATCCGTAGGTGCGGTTCAGATAGATTGCGGTGTCACGAAGAGTCCACCAAGATTGTGTGCTGATTCGTGAAATCTCCTCTGGAGAATACTTTTTTCGGTGCTGTTTTGGTTGTGACATATGGGATAAGTAACAATCTGCCACCAAATGTCAACATCTGCTTACAAATTATTTTAATTTG